GGCAACTACACGAGATTCAGAGGTGTCAGCAAACTCTACGTTCCGGGGCTGATGCGGATTGAATAAAATAAGAGTTTAACGTTTTCTTGTTTGATGTTGTGACATCACGCGAGCTAGTTGTTGTTGTCTAGAGGCGTTGAGTTGGGAGTTGGTTTGACTTGGCTGCGATGGCTAATGTGTTCTTTGAAGGCTAGGTATGCTTCAAAGTCAAAGTCATCGGAGTCAGATGAGTAGTCGTCAGCTGTTTTCTCCTCGTCAGCTGTGTGCTTTGTTCTTCTTCTATCGTTTGTGCTAGACAGAGATAGGGTTGACGCCGTGCTTAACGGCGAGCGAATTTCGAACTGATTCGCTGAAGGTACTTGGTATATTTGGACGTCGATTGCGTCGCTGTTTGCAAGAGTTGTGGTGGTAAACACACCAGAGACTGGCCATCCTGTGACATCTACTAAAGATGCAAACAGTATTTGGTCAGGAGTTAAGTTCTTGAAATGTACGGAATCTAAGTCAAATCCCCATCCAGTGGTTGATCTTTCGGCGTTAGTCCATGTAAGGCTCCAGTTTGCTACCGTTTGGCCTGAACCGGAGTATGAGACAATCACCAAGAAGCGTCCAGCTTGGATCCAAGGGGGAAAGTTAATGGTGTCCCATCCTGATGTAGTTGATGTGACGGTTAGACCCATGTTGCCACCTACGCCTCTTTGGATTACTCCAAGGGGGTCTGTGTCAGCTGCGGGTCCATTTGAAATCCTACCGTGGAGAGGGTTTGGATAGGCAGTAGGATTGAGCCGGGGTTTTTCGAAAATTACATCGTAAGAAACCCACAGCTCGCCTATGGTGGCTGCAGCCTGCATTCCGACTGTTGAGAGCTGAAACACTCCCCAATCATACAGACGGGCGTCCTCATTTTCTCTGAGAGCACTGTCGCGTACAAAGTGTACATTGAAAGGTGTTTCTTGTGGTGCACATTCAATCGGATGTATATGGCTTTCACTGGGCTTGGATGAAGTAGAGAATTCGTGAGCTAATGCTTCAATTTTTGAAGTAAATACTGGGTCGTACTCATTATATCGCGTTGACAGAATAACAGTACCCAACGCGGTGTTGGTGCTGTTCAAAGCGGTCGCTGATGTACTTACAAATTCAAAGATTGCTCCATGAAGTTTGTATTGAGTGTAGAGACCTGCCATCTTACTTAGCCACGGAAATGATTCAACCAAGCCGGGGTTGATCACGTACTCTTGAGAACTCCAACCAACAGAACCTCGGATGTCTCCTAGGTACTCACGATGTTTTACCGTGATTGAATGGTTTGTTGGTGAGAATTCGGGCACTTGACCATTAAAAAGAGAGTTTTGTGAGACTTTGTAGTCACCCATGCCTGAAACTTTAGAGATCCAAGCTCCAGCTTTACGGCCGAAGCTAGATGCTCCAGGAATGGGAATTAGACCACCAGCCATAGCTCCTCCCTCAGTGAGAGCCATTTTTGCAGCATTCTTAGCGACGGATTTGATAGCTGAACGCCATCCGCGTCCACCACTAGAATTGTTGTTTTTCTTCTTCTTCTTTTGTGCCTTCTTCTTCTTTGCAGGAAGGTGAGGTGAAGTTGAAGTTTGACCAGATTGTTTTCTCAATCTTGATATCCTACTAGGACTTGATTGGGCGCGTATAGGACGCTCTCTCTCATCAGGACGGTCGACTTGCATGTTGTAAAGTCCAGGAAAACGACGAGCAAAGTCAGACAATGCTGAGTTGTTTCTTGGTCTTGGGTACAGGAGCTCCGGTAAGTGATCCTCAAGAGAGGAAGGTTTAAACCTACTCTCTGACAGTGATCTCCTACGGCAGCATGGATAGTTGCGGGCTGACATCATGGCACGGTGATTGTACCTAGAATGGGCTGCTACACCCCATTCCAACTTAATGTATGATAGCACGGAGAAAAAAGCGTGGAGAAACCTGTGATCTACATCATCATATTCACCTTGTTCGGCGTATTCTCGCTCTTCTTCTGCTCCGAATCTCCACCCGCTCATCCAAGCCTGGATGACAGAATTTACTCCAACCAACTTCTCAAGTTCTTCTTCCATTGGAACTACATTTACTGTGTAATGGTAGTTTGAATCTAGGTCGTCGATAGTGAGGTTTTCTGAATTCATTCCGTCAGTTTTGGGAAACTCCTTCCAATACCCATCGATGAAGGATTGGTCGGAGATAAAATATGGGCAGTTTTCGAGTTTGATGTTACATTCAATCCACTCTTCAAGGTCAAAAACGCTTTGCAGATCCATATCATACAATGCACAGAAATAGTGATAAGTGTCCATGGATGGGTAGCATGCAATACCCCCTTGGATTCTGTACGGATTTAGTCCCCTGTTATCGACGCGAGCCTTTACCTCATCGTCGTCACTAGCCAGTGCCCGCAAAAAAGCACCAATGATCGGAACGTGGCCTGCCGTTGACAACATGCCGATCGAGGTTCCCTTAAGAAGACCGGGGAAGAACTTCTTATGGTGTTTGTGATGATTTACTCCCAACTTGGCTAAGGTTCGGAATGGTAGGTTTCCCCACCTCCATACGCCGTCAACTGGCCAAAACCTACCTGAACAGAACCCTAGTTCAATGATTGAATCTCTTTTAATGAGCTCAACCACAGCACCCAGGCTCCAGTATCGGTTGGTTACGGTTTCAATGTCGACTTCATCATCAACTGCTATCGCATTATCATCTCCCATAAACATGCCTAGAAGATCTTCGAAGGGGATCCCCAGGGCCCAAGCAGTTTTGATCATGTTTAGGAGCGAGTTAAAACAACTGGTCCACAGGTCGCCGGAACGCCTACCATGGCTACACGAGACTTGAACTGTACCGTCTTTTGTTTGAGCTTTTGTCAAGCCCCAAGTAGGGTACAATTCTTCAAGTGAGTCTGGCATTCCCTCGACCCTAGTCTGTAGAAAGTAAAGTTCAATTTCCAAATCGGCTGAACATATTGAACCATCCCAATTGCTAACATCAGATTCATAAACGTGACTTTTCTCGTTGAAAAGCCTAGTTGCAAAATAACCAATGTCGTCAGGTGTGGACTTGCTTGTGTAATACTTATCATCATTAACAGAAAACCGCTTTGTCATTTGTTTGCCTAAGTCATTGAAATAAGCACCATAACGTGCGATATATTCATCAGGGCTAACAAAGATTATTCTGGGTTTCTGGTTTTCTTCAGTTTTTCCGAGATATGTTTCAGCTTTCACAAATATTTTGTATGTGATTTCATCAACATTTAAGTCGTCATCGATTTTACTGAAGAGATCAGCTCCACGCTTTTGTCCATATTGGGATTTTAAGAAACGCTCAACGTCTATATCATCGCTGATGTAAAACGTGTCTAGAGAATCAATAACCTTGAAAGCATATTCTTTGTAATCTGCTTCGGCTTCTGGATCTATATCACGATTATAGAGATAGCGAATTAATAGTCCCGCATGAGCGTTTTGTGAACTCTGGGTGGGAATAGTTAATGGAATGTCGATGGTTGCACCGTATATGTCAACTTCTTCAGATATTTCCTCGTCGGGATATACCTGATCATAGTCAACTTTTAACTTAGACCCTTTTGGTAGTTCACAATCCTCCAGCTCATCCAGTCGTTCAGGGTGGATTGTTGATTTTTTCTTTCTAATACGAGAAGCTGGTAGGATTTTGTACGTTACATTTATATCGTCAGCCATTTTCCTGAGTATATCAACGCGTTTGGGCATTGTTGCATATGCTATACCTGTGGTGGAAACGGCTGCTGCGATACTTACGCCTGCAACGATGGCGGTAGCTACTGGAATAGCGGCTGCGATTGCTGTGATACCCCCGACCATAACAACACGCTTCAACAAATGGCGAGCATAGACCTTGCGATAGTAGTCTTTCCAGTCCTCGCCAGTTTTGGTGTAAAAAGCCTTCAACTTAAGAGTTAATCTGCGCTCGTACATTTCCGCGGCATGGCTGTATTTGGCATCTAAAAGGGTGTAAGCCTGTTCAGATGCTACCATGTCAACGATGTCTGAGCCCATGTTGTGGTACTCATAATTAAAACGCCTCCAGTTTTGCCTAATTTTGTTATGGATGATGGTAGGGTCATAACCCTTATCGCAGTCCATGTAAGCAATAACGTTTTTAAATGATGCCCACAATCGTTCTCTAGGTGTACCCCAGACGAAAGATGTTGTTGGTTGAATCATGTCATCTAAACGCTTGTATTCCACGATTAGTTCTGGATTGACGTATAACAATGTGCCACAAGATGACTTTGTTACGATTGGCAAATTTTCAGTACAGCAATAAACAGGTAGTTTCCCGGCGCATGGATAGCGGATAACCTGTTTATAGTTATCGAGTGTAAAGTTAAACCACCCTTCAATGAAGATATTAGGGTCGTTTTCATACCAGCAGTACTGATAATTTTTTGTGCCACGGCTGCCCCAAACAGCCCACGGAGAAACCATGACAATGCAGTCTTTGATCTTATCGTTCCACTCATCGTTGAACTTTTTATTCTCATCAGAGTCAGATGACTTCTGAGTGATATGTTGTATATCATTTTCTGCAATAATTTCGACCTCAACCTCATGTGAGAACTTGCACTTATCACCGAATTTGCATTTGCCAGCCTTAAAGAATCTACATCTTTGGGTTTCAGGCATGGGCACAGCATTAAGTTGTTCCACAATATCGCTGATTTTCCGCTCGGCTTCAAATTCAGAAAAGTCGTGTTCCTTTCCTTCGAGGATATCTTCCTTTTCTTCAAAGTTGTCTTCCTCATAGGCCAGGCGCTTTTCTTCATCATTGGCTTTCGCGTTATTAACGGTTTTGGCTTTGGTTTGTTGTCTGGTTTTCTCTTTTCTATTCTTATTCTTTTTCTTTTTGCTATTTTTCGCAGGTAAAACACTCTTGTCACGAGTGAACCTGTTTACTAGCTTTTCAATTAATGAATAGGATTTTTTATTGGTTTTCTCCAATGATCGTTTTGTGCGAGTTTGATCTTCTCCACGGAGTTTCGCCTCCGCAGCTGGTTTATAGTTATCATGTGAAACACGGTTGGGGTTAATTTTACTAGAATTAACCAAGTTGTCCGTGTAAGTTTCTGCCATAATGTTTTTGGGGGGGGGTTTGGAACGTGTTTAAAGTGCGTTACCATTACACCGGAAAGGTACAGATTCCACTGCTCCTGCATTATCGGATTTCTCCAGACCAACAGAATATCGGGGTCCCGCCCGGGGTCCGTTCAACGCGAGTTTTACTCAAGCGTAGCACTATACGAGGTCTTCCATATAGAGGCATAGGTGCTTATCACCCCTGCATTTTGTGATGTGATATAAATACAGAAACGACTCACTCCGCGTGGTACTCCTAGTTCTGGTTAGGTCAATTCTCAACCTACATCTCCTAATAGAGTACCACCCGAAGGCCGCTCATATTCAACCTTATATCACTCAATGTATTAAAACAAAGCCACCTAGCTGGTTACCACCGGGTGGGTAAAACGCACGCAAC